GGCAGCCAGGTATCACAGCTTGGTTGCTGAATCAAAAGGCATCTGGCATTAGTCGGGTGTCTTTCTTTATGCTTATTATCGTACAGCGTGCACAGCCCCAGCAGTATTTGGTTTTACTCATTAGCCGCATACCTCCTTTCTTGCGGTCGCAATCGGCGGTCGTATATGGGGCTGGCAGGACTGTATTAATATAAAAGGAGTAGCAATGGCGAGAGAATTTGCAAAATGGTTTTACGATAGTTCGGCATGGCGCAAGTGCAGAGCGTCTTATATATCCAAGAGACAAGGCATAGACGGAGGCATGTGTGAGCGATGCAGGGAGAGGCCAGGATACATTGTTCATCATAAGACTGCAATCACTCCAGCTAACATTAACGATCCGAATGTG